CGGCCGTTGGTCGTGATGCGATACTGGGTAACGCTGTACGAGCTCCCTTCCTTGCGACTATCGGCAAGAAGGGCACCAGAGCTCGTTCCGGTGAGGGGGTAACGTTCAGGGTCAAGCGTTCTAACAACCGACACAACACCACCGAAGACATCAGAAGAAGTCGTCGCACACGAAATCTGGATGTCCTGAGCCACCATGATATATTCCGTACCAGTATCGGCATTGGAAGTGAAATCAGAGGCAACAGCGGTTGTAGTATTGGCGTAAAAAGCACCAGCAGGAATGGCACCCTGAGCAGGGATGCTGGTTCCCACATAAGTGCTGGTAGTTGCCAAGCCCAACGAAGAGACGGCAGGTGTCGCGGCCAGGGAGCAAATGCGGCCCCCAGAGTCACTATACCAACCATCGCAGAAATTGAGCAGGGACACAAACCCACTTGCGTTGGTGAGGAGAGTTCCATCAGAGTAGGCACGGTACAGGTCAACAGGGAAAAGACCTGTCACCTCAGAGCTTGGCAAACGTCCGACAAAAGGAGACCGCGGGTTCATGACAGTGTGAATCCAGGCCGCTCTCTCCAGATCGGCTTGGTCCATCATCTTGGCAAGATGCATAATGGGGTGGATCTTGTTCCCATTACGCGCCCGGTTGCGGTTCACCTCCTTCTTGGCTTGTTCGCGAAACTTGACCTTTTCTTTGTGGAGACCTCTCTCGACGGCAGCAATAGCGCGTCCATCATTCTTAACTTTGTTCTTACTCATTTGTTTATTTTCCTTATTTGCTGTGAAAGTTTTTCAGGTGTCCGGGACGCTGCTGCGTTAGTAATCAACCGCCGCCAAGCGAGTGAACACATGATGGCTCACCACGCAAGGCAGTCGATCGACCTGCTGCAACAGCCGCTCCGCATCCTCTATTAACGGGATGCTAAGCTGATAACGATTCGCGACCATTCCAAGCACATAGTCGCGATCGACCTCCAAGGGCGCGTCCGTGCGCGCCTTATAAGGATTTTCAACGAGGTCATATCCCTCGTCGGAGCGGCGGCTGTCACTCCCCGATGAAAACCGCCGTATTGTACCCATAAAACTACCAGCTACAGGGTAATTGGGGTCAAAAGACACACACGAGTTCAAAGCATGACAATACCCTCCATAAGATCCAAACACGATGAGAGGATCGCGAAGAGTCTTGCCCAACTTGAGCACGGCACTAGGCAGAGGAACCCAAACAGGTCCAGAACCGTCGGCCGCCGGAACCCACCACCCCTTAAGAAAAGTGGGCCCGTAAAAAGTGTCAAAAGCCTTCAACTTAGCTGAGTAGCCTTGGATGGCGAATCCGTCCTGGTTAAAGGTCCCCTCCACGCGAAAAGCAACCATGCAACTGACAACATTCTCCAAAGAATTCCACGCGGTTGTATCCGCGCTTCCTGTCGCCTGCATTGGCTCGCGATGGCCCTGGACGAAAAATTTCCCCATGCGTGAACGGTACTTGCCGGAGCAAGTGGCCTCGAAAACTGATACTACATCGTCAAAACCCAGGACAGAGTAAATGACCCTCCGTCCATCCGTGAGAGTCAAATCATCCTGAGTTTGGTCATACTGACTAAAATCGTTTTCAAAAACCTCAAATGTGCCGTCCCGTGCAACCACTATAATGAGAGCATCGTCTCCCATCACCAATACGGTGACCGTCGAAGGGACAAGACTGCTCATCAGCTCACGCCCCAGCGCTGTCAAGTCTGATTGCTTCATACCGGAGCAGTAAAAGAACCGCATCCGCCAATCTGCCAGCAAGGGAACCCACTTCCCGTTCAGCTGTTTTAGACGCTTAGACAAGCACTGGGCCGCAATCTGCGTAGCGGCCTGGACACTGGGTCCGACGTTAATAATGGTACGGGGCTTAATAAACACAAAACCGTTCTCGCGTTTCAAGCCGAGTGTTTCATTGTTCTTCATATCAATGGTCA